CCACTCCGTCCGCGCCGGCGCACTCCGCGACCCTTATTATAGAGCCGAGGTTATGCACGTCCTCGATGCAGTCGCATAAAATTATAAAGCCGCCGTTCTCTCTCCTCTTATTCTCTATAATATCCTCTAAGTCGAAATATTCATACTCGGAGGTAAAGGCTATCACTCCCTGATGCCGCTTTGTCTCGCTCTCCTTGTCGAGAACGGCTCTGTCCACGAATTGGACCTTAACGTTCTTTTTCCTCGCCTCGGCAAAAATGCGGGTGAGAGAGCCCTGCGCCTGCTTTTCCATAAGTATTTTTTCTATCGTATTGTCTGTTTTTAAAAGCTCGAAAACGGCGTTGCGCCCTTCTGTTTTCATTTTTGTCCTCCGTCTGCAGATAAAAGCTCGTCTATGCGAGAGCGCTGCCCCGTTATGTATAAAAAGCCTAAAACCGCTTCAAACCCGGTGGAGCGGTTATACTCCGCGACGTCGGCATTTTTGCTTTTAGTCGCCTTTTTAGCGTTGCGCCCGCGCTTATATATCGCCAGTTCGTCCTCGGTGAAAAGAGGAATAAGACCCTCGAGATATTCGCTCTGACCGTGCGCGGAGACTATGCGCGAGGTAAGCCTTTGGAGCTCTCCCGTTTTGTAATCTGTTGAGAGGCACAGCTTTTCCCTCACGTAAAGGGAATAGACCGCGTCGCCTATAAAAGCGAGCACCACGGGACTAAACTGCTTGGCTTCCTGCACGGTTATAGTCGAATCTAAGGAAAACATATCTTACTCCATAAATATATTCCTTTGAATTATAGCATATCGGAAGAAAAATATCAAGCGATAAAAAGCTTCGGCTAAAATAATTTGGCTTTTTTAAACGGACAAAAGCTCTTAAAGTATTCCCGCCTTTCAAAAAAACGCTAAAAAAATCTTCATATGCCTGAAAGTCAGTATGCGTTTTTCTATCTTTTCAAGGATAGCGTTTTTTTAAGATATTGTCCATAGTTCCTCCAAAAATAAAGGGACTACAAGCCTTAATGCTCATAGTCCCTGTTGACTTTGAATCACACCCCGTTGTGTGAAGTTTATTTTTCGTCCATATCGGCACGGCTTATCAATTCTTGAAATTCCTTTGAGTCTTTGGTACATTCTTTAACTTCACGCCGACCGCTCTTATATTCGATTAAGAACGAATAGACCGTGAAATTGTATGTACCCAAAACCCGTGTTTCCTCACCTGTTCGAGTGCCGAGTATTTTCACCTTTGCGATTTCGTCGTCGGGCGTAAGGGGTTTTTCGGCTTTGTCTTTCGGTTTATCCTCACAGCAAGGATAAACAAACGCCGCACCCGCAAAAGCAAGACATATTATTGCAATCCAACTGCCTTCAATTACAAGTATAACAAACCCCGCGACACATAACAACCCGATTATCCAAAAAATAATTGCAATTTTCCAACCTCTTTTAGGTGCTTTCATAATATCTACTCCTTATAGCGTATTCCGTAGAATACGTAATTTTTCTTATTTTTCTTTGATAAAGATAAATCCAATCTGTTCATTAACGCTTCGATGAGTTCTACCGTTTCAACGGGTTCACTTCGGTGGTCTTTACAGAAACGATTATATTGCGTAGTTAAATCAAATAGCGAAATTTGACCGTCTATATCAATGTCAATATGCTTTTTGAGAAATTCGGAAAGAGATTCGTCACTACTCAACTTTTCGTGTTGCGGTTTCCATTTATTGCTATCAAATATAATCTTACTCATATAGTACTTTCCTCCGCAGTTAAATTTGATATGGCTTCCGAATACATTGTTGAATACACATAATTCCAATACTCTTTATCGCCCAAAACATATTCCTGTTTATCGGTTTTAACAAATACATCATAGTCGAGGGCATTAAACATTTTCACGAGAGTTCCTGCTTTAATATTCGGTTGCTTAAAATAGTGCATCAACCCTACGTAAGAAACGCCCAATTTTGCGGCATATTCTTTCTTTGACATATGTTCCGTGATTAAAACGGATTCTACAAATCGGAGAGATTGCTCTGCTGATGACAGAATAACATTATCTGATTCTTTTCGAGCAAATACTTCACCGTTAAAAAAAACCAACACTTTTAACCCGGTAATAAATAGCATATCTTTCTGTTCGGTATACATTCGTACTCTTCTATCTGAAATCCCTAAATAATTTGCTAATTTCTCGCCACAATCAAGTTTAGTCTGAGGATTAAATGTATCTTTAATCAAAAGCCGAACGATGGTGGGCATTGTTAATTTCAAATTCATTTTAATCCTCCAAAATGGGTTCATGAACGCCTTTAATCCAACTTGCATCTTTCCCGTATTTGTACATACCCCTGTAAAGCAGTTCATTGGAAACAATACTGTGAATGTTTGTGTTGTGAAAGCGAGTTCCTTTTCTTGTGGTATAGCCCATATCGTTTAATTTATCGGCGATAGTCAGCATAGGCGTTCCCTTTGCTTTTTCTTCAAAGACGAATTTAACAATCGGTACTTCTTCGGCGTTCAAAACTAATCTACCGCTTTCAACCTTATACCCGTAAGGGCATCTGCCCCCGGCATAACCGCCGCAAGCTGCTTTCATGCTACGACCTTTACCTGTACGCAAAGCAATATTTTTTCTTTCCTGTTCAGCAACGAATTGTAATAAAGCTCTATAAATATTTGCAAAATCGCTACCCTCATTGAACTCTTCTTTGGTGCTTAATAATTTAATATTCTTTTTTTCAAGCGTGTAAAGGTAATAAAAGTAAAGTTTGGTATCACGGGCAAGTCGGTCATTCTTAAAAACAATTACCGCCTTATAAGGAGGATTGGTTATATCTCCATACAGAATTTCATTAAGGGCAGGGCGGTCATCTTTTGCTCCGCTAATTTCGTCTATTTTCCAATCGACGATATTATAGCCGTTATCGTTTGCGTACAAAAGAATGGCTTGCTTTTGAACGTCGATGCCGTATTTGTCATCACCTGCTTGCTGTTCGGTAGATACTCTGATATAACCTATTGCGTTTTCGTAGTTTTGCATAGAAATTTACCTCTTTTTAATTTTACATTTATTATATATTAAGTTTTTGAAAATGTCAAGTGCTTTTGAAAAAGTTTTTAGAAAAATTTTAGAACGAAGGATGGTAGTAAGTAAGGAGAAAGAGCGAAAGTGATAAAAGTGAATAATCGCCCCAAAATAAGTCACTTTTTATAAACCCTTTTCTATATGAATATTTAGATATACTTATATATTTATATATTCCTCTAACAACAACTTTTAAAAAAGTGATAAAAAATAGGGTGATTATTCACTTTCAAGGCTTAAAAAAGACTAATTCAGGTCTTTTTTATTTTTTCGTCTGCAAAAGCGGTTCACCCGCCGCGCCCTGAGGGGCGCATTTCCCCCGCCCCCGGCGGCGCAAGCCTGAACGCCGTAACGGTTGCACGCTATGAAAAAAATTTTTTGCTATTTTCAAAAAATCATGAATAAATTTTATAAAAAACACTTGACAAGTAAATAAAACTATGCTATAATATGACCATAAAAACAGAACGGAGGTAGTTTTATGACTGTAAAAGAATTATTAGCAGTTTGCAACCATGAGCATATAAATTTTTATATATGCGATGAAGAAATAGCGGAATTTAAAGACCGTTTAAGCGATTTTCAATTACTTGTTTATGGTGATTTGAAAGTAAAAAGTTTTACTGTGCTTGAGGGCGATGTAATCTCTGAATTGGTTATTACATTAGACATCGAAACAAAAATAATAAGAGGATAAATAAAGCCCAAAAAAGGGCTAAGGAGTAAAAATTTTATGAACATTACCAAAAACAACGATTTTAACAGTTACGAAGTAACATTTGACGGCAAACCGTCCGAGGACATCCGCGCGGCGTTAAAAGCCCACGGTTACCGCTGGCACGGCGTGCGCCGTCTGTGGTACGGTTACACCGCGCCCGACTTTTTAGACGGTGCGACAGTCGAAGAGAACGCCGCAGAAAGCGGAACGGAAAAGACAAGCGCAGCGACAGCAAAAAAACAGCTCGCGCCGCTGTGGGAACGGTGTGACGTTTCCACCATTCCCGAACATTGCCGAACGCTCGGCGGTAAAGAGATAGGCGAAGCCGTCCGCAAGCATTTGCGCGAACGCTTCCCCGAAGTCCGCTTTTCGTTAAGGCAAGAGCGCGGCGGATGGACAACGGCATTCATCGCGGAGATACTCGCAAGTCCTTACACGCGCGAACGTGTTTATAAAAACCGCAGAACGGGCGAGCCTGATAAATATGGATATTATGAAAATTCCGAAGCCCTTGAAGGTGTTTTGAACTATTTCAAGGCATATTTAGAAAGCTACAACTACGACAACAGCGACCATATGACCGATTATTTTGATGTAAATTTTTATGGGCATTTTGAAATCGCGGACAAATACGAACAGACAGAGCCGACCGAAGAACAACGCGCCGACATCGCCGCATTTTCAGAGGCGAAAAAAGCCGACGAAGAAAGGAAAGAAGCGGAATACTTGAAAGCCCGCGCCGAAGAAGAAAAGAGAGCCGAAGAGGCGAGAAAAAAGCACGAAGCAGATAAGGCGACAGCCGCCGCGGGCGTGGAAGTCGTAGACCTCCCCGAAGCGGAGCAGATAGCCGCCGAAAACCTCCGCGAATGTCGGTTGAAAGCTTGCACGCTCGAAGAGGTGCGCGGATATCTGAAAGAGGACGACGAAAACGAACGCGACACCCGCGCCGATGCGGTTATATCGCGGAAGCTGATTTTTAAGACTTCCGAAGCCCTTGAGGCGTTTTCCCGTTGCTTTATGTCCGATTTTGATTTTTTGGACTATGACGGCGGCGGCGTGGCGTTATGTGGCGGCATAAGTCTAAACGATTTTAATAAAATGACAGCAGAACAGCGGGAGCGCGTGGGGCGTTATATCCCGAACGCTTGCGCGGTGTATTTTGGCGGGGCTTTACAATTCGTCATCGATACAGAGGGATATACATATGCGCGTTATATCCTGATACCCGACGAGAAAACAATAACCGCGACAGCAGCGGCATATTTAGAGAAAGCCGCCGAAGCCGCGCCGAAGCTCTCCGATTTTTACATCCCCGAAACGATTAAAAAGCAGACCGAAGCCGCCGACCTGAAAGCGGGCGAAAAAATAACGATATTAAAGCCAAACGGAATGATTATAAACTTCATCGACCGCGCCGATATGGACTTTTTAAGCGTTGAACAGAACGAACACGCAGAGCCGAACGCTGCGACGATACACGGCATAAAGAGCGGCGGCGGGTGTAAAGTAGAGTTAAGGGCGGGCGATGTGTGCGCTATCTTCCGCGGCGCGCTTCCACCTTTACCCCGCGACTACTTCAACAGCGGACTACACGACGGCGGCAATGAATTTTTTGCGAAAGTGTGCGACAGCTTCACCGCCGCGGGCTATGAAAAAATAGCGGATACATTAGCAAGATGAGGTGTGATATGGCATATTACCATCTCCCGGCAAGTAGCATTCTGCAAGATACGGGCGGCGGTGATAACGTAAGCACGATATACAAGGGCGAGGGCATTGCCGCCGCCCTTGCTGCTTATGGTTTGCCCTGCAAGTTTGTTTGCGTGGATTCTGCTCCGCAAATCGTAACCTATCATTTTGACCTTATAAACCTAATGCAACGCAACACGGTTAAAAAGTACGTGTTGCCTATATCTGCGCTTCTGCGCTCAAAAGTGGCTTTGGTGGATAGCAATAAAGGCGCACACTTCGCCCTTGCCGTAACGAGGCAACAGCGGCAAATAGTGCCGTTTAAAAGAGCTTTACTCAATAAGCAATACAACGAGAATGCCGCACCCTTGACGGCTTGCATCGGCTTTGATTCAGGTAATAATCCCGTCATGCTGAATATATTAAAAGCACCGCACATCCTTATGGCAGGTGAAACGGGAAGCGGCAAAAGCGTTTGCCTGAATACGCTAATAAATAGCCTTTTATTTAGAGCTACGCCGAACGCTTTGCGGCTATTGATGATTGATACCAAAAGGGTAGAGCTTTCGGCGTATGAGGGCTTACCGCATTTATACGCATCTATCGCAAAAGATTCTGCTTCTGCCTTGCAGATTATACAAAATCTCAATAAGCTAATGCGGAAGCGGCAAATCATGATGGAACAACAAGGCATAACGGATATAAGCAAAACAGACTATCCGCAAATAGTTTTAATCATCGATGAACTTGCCGACCTCATGCTTATGTGTAAGGACGAAGCAGAGCCGCTTTTGGTAAGTATAGCGCAATTAGGCAGGGCGGCGGGTATACATTTGATTTTAGCAACGCAACGCCCCACGGTCAACGTGGTGACGGGATTATTAAAAGCAAATGTGCCTTGCCGTATAGCCCTGCAAACGGCTTCTATGCGTGATTCTATGACTATACTTGACCACAAGGGGGCAGAGAGCTTGACGGGGCAAGGCGATGCCCTGCTGAAAACTCCTGACCGTGTAGAGGAACGCCGCATACAGATAGCATATATTGACCGACAAGATATAAACGCCGTAACGTCATGGTGGAAATATCACGGCATTACAGAATAGTACACGCTCCATATAATAAAGAAATCCGCAAGCTGTAAGGCTTACGGATTTTCTTTTTATTCCTCGTCGTCGATGTGTTCGGCAAGATATTTGGCTTTTATATCGTCGGGGTTTTCTGCTTCTCCAAGCGGGTTTTTAGGCTCTACAACAATTTCCTGCTTATCTGTAAAGCCGAAGTGATTTTTGCCGAGGAAAATGCCGCTTACAGGGTTTATTTTGCCGTTCTGCATATAATCTTCCCACAAAATTTGTAAGGCATCCATAGCTTTTTTTACTACGGGAGAGTGCGTGACACCTCTAACATTACCCCTTGACCAATCATAAAGCGTTCTTCTGTCAACTCCTAATGCCATTGCCAAACCGCTGACAGTCGGCTTCATATCGTCCTCAACGCAATAATTGAAGTACCATAAGATACGCTCCTCAACCTGCTTGATGTCGCTAATGTCGATTACGGGTAAATCCCACATTCCGAGCGTATGCCGTAAGTACCGTGAATTATCTCCGGGTTCTGTCTGTATCTGATCTCCGAATCCACCAATACCCGTAGGATTATTCCCTTTGCGCTTAACGACTTCTTTTGCCGTTTGTTCTGTTATTGCAGTTTTCTTTCTTTCTGCCATTTTAATACCTCCTGTAAATTTTATTGAAAGTGAAGAAAGTGACTTATTTTCGGCTTTTTCAGTAAAGTGTTCTATATAGACCTCTTATAGAGGACTTTATGGAAAAACCTTAAAATGATTCACTTTTATCACTCTTTATCGAAGATAAGCAACTCTAAACCGATAGAGTCCAATACCTTTTCTACTTTGTCTATTGACGGCATAGCACCTAAATAAATCCAACTTTCAATAGTGGAAGCAGATACTTTCGAGAGCCGCGAAACGGTGTTTATGCCGCCGTGTTTATATATTTCCGTTATGACCTCTGACAGGATCTTACTTTTGTATTTTGAATTCATTATACAAAATCTCCTTGCAAAGATTGCTGATGCAAGTTTGCGTTTCCATGTCGTCATAACCTAAAAGACTTTCAAGCCGTTGAGCAAATTTCAGGGCGGCTCTTTGCTGTTCTGTCTGCATGGGATTTTCTCCCGTAAGCTGTTCTATTTCTCTGTTTATGTACCAAGCGGCTTTTTCTAAATCTTCCACGGTCTTGTCGGGATTCTTCTTTCCTGCACGTGCAATGTACTTTACGGCGTTGCCACGGTGGAAGTTTAATTGCTTATCTTCTATGAAGTCAATGACTTCTATATTGCCGTCATTGTAATAAGCAGGGTGGTTTACTTTATCTGTCATCTTTTTTACTCCTTTGCGCTTCAAACGCAATTCTTTCTGCCTTATGTAAGCAGGTCTTTTCGCATTTGTCTACAAAAGCTTGCATATCAAATGCGGCATCAAAAGCACTGTTGCTTTTTGCAATTATCTTGTCTGATACGTCTTTGCCGATAAGGCATTTCTTAATGCAATAAAGGCTATACTTTTCCATCGTCTTTTGTCGCTTCTTCTAATTCACGGTTGTTTACTTCTTTGGGACAATAGCCGTCATGCTGATTGTTATCAGTGTCGTAAACCTCGCCCTTGTCACCGTACCAAAAGCAATAGCCCTTGTGAAAGTAATGACAACGTTTCTTTTTCCGCATTATTCTTTTACCTCCATGTAATAATCTTCTGCTTCTGATTGAAAAGCGTTCATATCCATTTAACCTCCGTTGTTCCTTTAAAATTCTTTTCCCACACGAACCAAGCATACGCAACCGCCGAGCCGCCGCCATCTTTCATTTGCTGAAACATTCCGTTCTTTGCACATAAAATCCTTTCGCTGAATACGTAAATGCTTTTAGGTGGGTGTTTGCTGAAAAGGTCGTTATATCGTCCTTTGCCCTCTAAAAACGTGAGTTTAAGAAACATATAGACCTTTCTTCCGGGTTGTATCAAATCCAATGCTTTTAACACAAATTCCTTTGCGTATTTGTAGGGTGGATTTGTGAGTATATCGCAAGGGCAGGGGGG